TGCTTCGGCACAGTCTGCAAGAGATCAAGACGAGACTCGCTGGCTAACTGCTTATCATAACTATCGTGGGCTATACGGAAAACACATACGTTTCCGTGAATCTGAAAAGTCTAGAGTATTTGTCAAGGTAACAAAAACGAAAGTTTTGGCTGCATTTGGACAACTAGTCGATGTAGTTTTTGGTGGAAATAAGTTTCCTATTGGTGTATCCGAAACCAATGTTCCAGAGGGGATTGAAGAACACGCACACTTTAATCCTTCTCTGGAAACTACTCCACCGCAAATGTCGGAAGAAGAAACAACAACGGAGGAACTAGATGACCCATACGATGTGGGCTATGAAGGGGATGGCCGTGTACTAAAACCCGGAGCAACTTACGGCTCAGGTAAATTTGAAGTAGTACGCCCTGAAAAGAAACTAAATATGACAGAAGGGCTAAGTCCTATTCCAGAAGCCTTAGAAGTAAACCCTGCTCAACAAGCAGCAAGGAGGATGGAAAAGTTAATCCATGATCAAATTGAAGAATCAAACGGCTCTAGTGAGCTACGGTCGGCACTTTTTGAATGTGCTTTGTTCGGCACAGGAATTATTAAAGGGCCATTTAACTTCAATAAAACACTTAATAGATGGGATGAAGACTCCGAAGGTAGCAGGACATATAAACCTATTAATGTACGTGTTCCTCGTATTGAGTTTGTATCCATTTGGGATTTTTTCGCTGATCCTAACGCTACAACTATGGACGAAGCAGAATATATCTTTCACCGACATCGTTTAAACAGAAGCCAGTTAAGAGCTTTGGGAAAGATGCCTTACTTTGATAGAGATGCTATTCGCGAATGTTTGAACATGGGGCCAAATTATATAGAGCAAGACTACGAGCATGAGCTTCGTGATGAAGATGGCGCAATGGATTATGGTCAAGGGCAATATGAGGTACTAGAGTATTGGGGTACGGCTGATGTAAGTATGTTGCGAGATCAACAGATAGAGATACCTGATGAGTTAGATGACT